ACTGGTTTATTATTTTTTTCCATTTTTATCTTTCTGTAATTGGTTTTATAATTGCTTTAATCCATTTTGGAGGAACAGGTGTACAATTTTTACAATGACGAACTATCTCAAAATGATGTTCTCCGCTACAACATTCACAATTAATTGGATAATAATAATATTTACGGCTTAATTGTTTATATTCACCACAAACAGCACATATTCCTTCTTCAATATCTCCGCACATACAATATATTCCTCTCTCTATTGGAATAGAATATTTTTCTATCATTTCATTATATAATTCTTGTTCTTGTAAAGTAGAGGACCGCATAGGCCCAAATAAATCATATGCAGTCCACTTACTCATCTTCTTCTCCCCATCTACGGTTAGTCATATCTATAGTACCATTTGAATGAACTTTAGTTATTTTATATAACTGATGAGATTTAGATTTTTTATAACTTTTTGTTACGAACTGGTTTTGACGTCGATATCCGTTCACAACAACTAAAGTCCCACGCTTAAACCAGCCTTTTTCCATAACATGTTTTTTACCATCAATTCCTTTTTCAGACAATTGTGCATTATATCTTGCATAATAATCACGAGTCATTTTAACAGTAACAACACCACTATTTTTCGTTAAAATACTTATAGATGATTTTAAATCGTCTTTTGCAATTACTGTACCACATAGTCTAAATGTTTTAAAGATAGGAATTTCTCTACCATTACGTTTAAAAGTATAATCAACGATTGGCTGTTCTGGTAATGTATTATATTCAACGATACCATACTGGCTATCATTAATATTGGCTAACTCATGGTCATGATAGTAAAAACCAAGAGAAGCCATTTCCCATGTACTTAATGATCCGGCCGCATATTTATTCCATTCCTCTTGGAATAATGAATTATTTAATTGTTCTAACAATTCTTCTTTGTGTGCGGTGATATATTGTTTTGCTGGGAGCATAGCCTTATCGTACAAAGTTTTCCATTTCGTTTCCGATATACATAATATATTATCTTTTGGTTCGAGGAAGTCTATGTCAAAAAATTCTTGATAGAATTCATAATAGTTATCTGATATGGAAAAAGTCCCATTACCCACCTTACAATTTTTCTTTAATGCTTTATTAAATATAAATACTCGTTTTTGGAAATCTAGTTCTTGCGGCAATAGCCCTCGTTCATTTAACATATTAAAATTCTGCATTGTAATACGTTTTTTAGGACTACAAGTAATCCATAAATATTCTTTCATTGTATTTTCACGAGTATCAAATTGATCAAATGCACCTGCTTTAATCAATGCAATCATTACAGTTTTATTACATTTAACTTTTTCCATAAATTCATACATATCTTCATATGGTCTATTAGCAATAATTTCTTCAATAATTTCTCCACCAACACCATTTAATCCTTTAAAACCATATAAGATAGTATTATTTTCAACATCTGGTTCAAACATATATTGAGATTTATTAATATCAATTAAAGAAAAATCAATTCCTCGATAACTAATGTTACCAACGGCTTTAGCTATTTTGTTATAGTTAGTAGAATCATCTTCTTCCAACCCTGCATCAACTCTTAAACAGGCTGTATTCCAATAGATAGGATTAAAGTATGTTGCAAGATAAGCACATTGAACTGCGATTAAAGAATATGAATATGTATGTTCTTTATTAAAAGCATATCCCATTTGCTCATTAAATAAAACATCCCAAATGTAGTGTCCCAATGCTGGAGATTTTGCTTTATCAAGAACTTGTTGATGTAATTCAGGAATTTTATTCATAAGTTTTTTACCAATGGTTTTTCTAGCATCATTGGTTGTTTTTAAGTCAAAACCAAATAATCTCTCATCCATCATCATTAACATCAAGTCATCTTGAAGTGGAAGCGTGCCATAACTATAAGAACAATATTCTTTAATTATGTTTTGTTCTTCTACAGTTAATCCCGCCGCACTCATTTCTTGGTACCATTGATTAGGATTATTTTTAATACGATAATATCTATCAACAGGAGTTTCAGCACCTTTTTCTTGTGCCATCAATCTAATTAATGCGTTGATTGCAGCAAGTTCTTGTACTGAACGTGGCTTTAATTTTTTAACTGCTTGTCCACCTACTTGAGTATCAAACTGAAATAGATTTAATACTTCTAATTTATCTATTGCATCCCAAATTTTATCATCATTAATAGGAAGGATATCTGGATGAAGATATTTGTTATATAATTCTTTTAAAGACAATCCTTTATCTATTTCATTGTGTTCTTGTAAAATTAAAAGACATTGAGTAATTTTTTCCATTACATCAGTTACAAGGGAGTCTATTTTTACAAACCCTGCGCTTTCAGAATCATGTAGATTCCATTGTGTAATTATAGTACCATCAGGAGCTGTCATTACTGCTCCTCTATTATATTCTTGACCAGGTTCATTAAAAATAATTCCCGAAGCATGGATTGAGCGATTACTAACTGTTCCTTCAAGTTTTTTAATAATATCTAAAAGTCCAGGATATTGATTAACCGCATTTAAAAAAATTTTATTAGGTTTTAAATCTTTTTCTGGGTTACCTTCTATCATATCTTTAATAGTATAAGTAAAACCTCTTTGCTGCCCTACCAATGAAGTTAAATATTGTGCTTGATCAACATCAATACCATTAGGACAATCTTCACTTCTATAACCTCGACATGCGGATAAAATAGCTGCACGAGCAGACATGGTTGAAAATGTACAAATTTGAACTAATCCCAATTCACCACGCTCTTCACGAATTTTAGCAAACCATTTTGGTCTAATGGTAGGAGGTAAATCAAAATCTAGGTCAGGTAACTCGTAACGGCTTTTATTTAAATAACGAAAATAATTATTTACTTCAGCTTTAATAGGATCATACTGAGTTAGATTCATCAAATAGTTATCTAAACCTGCAGAAGAACTGCCACGGCCAGTGCCAATACATCCACCACATTCCCAAATTAAATCAAAATAATGTTGTAAAAAAATTGGATAACTAAAAATACAAGTTCCAAGAGCATCACCAATGGTTAATTGTATATCTGCTTCTTGATCTAACTCAGATAAATAAGTATCATTATCTAATCCCTTCTCTTTTAATTTATCAATACAATAATTTACCCAATATCGCTCTTGCGGATTTTCACTATTATATAACTTATTTAAATATTTATATTTACTTTCTTTTTTGACTCTTGGATAATTTGGAACTGAAACTTGCGGCACTTGCTGATTATGTAAGAGAGAGTATTCTTCAATTTTCTCATACATTTCCATACTATTTTGAAAGAGCAAATCAGCATCACATCCTACCGGTTTTAAATGTTTACGAATATCGTTATAAGATTGTAAATATGTAAAACCATAAAAAGATTCTATATCTTCTCGTTCACCTTGCTTACTATTTAATAAAGCTTTATGTGCAATAAAATCATCTTGAGTTAAACGATGACTATCATCTTGCACTGTAGCTTTTATATCAAATACCTCACATAATTGAAGAGTACGTTGATTAACAAATATTTGTTCTGGATAAGTTGCTGGCGCAATTTCAAAATAAAAATCATCATCAAATTGCTCTTTACAAAATAATACATGTTCAACAATTAAATCATGCGCTTTTTGCCGCATTTGTATGTCATTTATTTTTTCAGCTTTTTTCATAATCAATAATTGCTGACCAATAAGTGATCCAATGCAAGCACTAGAAGCAATTAAATGACCTTTGCCATATTCTCTAATAACTGCGGCAAGTTCATCATATAATAAAGGAACTCGTTGCATACCTCGATCAAAATAACTATTTAACCAAGCAATAGAAGATAATTTACGAAGCATTTCATGACCTTTAGCATCTTTAGCGCATAAAAGAAAATGATAATATTTTTGTTTATTATCTCGTGTTTTAGTTAAATAAATTTCATTGCCAAGAGCTATTTTAAAATTAGGATAATCACTTTTAATTTGCTGAGCATACTTATTAAGAACAATATGACTAGATAATGATTCATGTTCACTAATGCCGATCATATCAATACCTAATTTAATAGCTCTGTCAACTATATCGATTGGAGATGATAAAGCATCTAACAATCTTAAATTACTAAAATAGCTATGATTATGAATGGATGCACGGTGATCTGACATACTACTCCTTTATCAAATCATTAATATCTATATTATTTATATTATAATATGGAACTCTGATTAAGACAATATTATTATTTTGACAATATTCATTTTTAATTTGATCTCTACGCTGAATATTTTTTAACTCATCATGAAAATACCCGCTTTTGGCTGAATTAAAATGCTGTTCTCCATCAAATTCTATACAAATATTATAACTAGGAAGATAAAAATCAAATCTTAATAAACCCTTATCTTGACACCCTTGGAAGGTTTTTTCTTTTTCGTAAATAATATTATTTTGAATTAATAAATTTTCAATATAACGAGCACCTTTGCTTTGGTGATGATGTCCGCAGCTAGTAGAGTTACCAGTGGTTAAAGCTGTAGAAGGAATATCAATCTCATTACCACAATCACATTTGCAATGCCACATCACACATCCCCGAGAACTATTTTCTCTTTTATCTGTTGGGTACAAAGCTACTAATTCACCAAATCGTTGATTCGTAATATTGATTTTTACAGCATCACCTCTACGCTTAGCGCCTTCGCATCCACAAGAAATAATAGCTTTATTTTTTAAACTATCTGCTCGGACAACGGTATAATTTCCACAATCGCATTTACAACACCAATAAGCTCCGCGACTTTTTGCATTAAGAGGCTTTTCACACCTATATAAAACCTTTAATTTTTCAAAGCGCTGATTAGTTAAATCTATTGCTTGCCCAATTTTAATTTGTTCTGGTAATGCTTTAGGATCAAGTATCATAATCGCCTACTTTCTCTTATTTAAATATATTATAACATAAAATTTTACATTTGTCAAAA